GGGTAACTTGATTAAAATCGCCAATCACTTTGGCAGTTACGAAGTGTGTTTATTTTGGTTATTCTTAAGGATTTATTTATTTTGTTTTTGTTTTGCGCTGTCTAGCAGCGTTGTTGCCTCGCCTCATCCACTAAATTAAAGAGCATGAGACTCGGTTTTTGTGGGCAACCGAACTGAGTAAAACTGCAAATAAACTTAGATTTTTGACTTAATATTAGCTGATGAACTTTTCTTTGAAAAATTCGGTTTATCGTGCAATTTGTCAAAGCTATCCTCATCTGAATTGATGTCTCCATAATCCACATAAGCCTTAATATCATTTACGGTAGCAATTTTTAAGGGCTATGTTTTTGATAAAAATGGAACTTTGCTGATCATATTGATTATGGGAGCTACTCCTGAAACTGCCGAAAGCAGCCCAGAAGCTGAGTTCTTCAGAGTCTGTAGGAAGCTGGAGCGCTGGTTATGTGGCAACGCTAGCGCTTCTGCGCGTAATTCGCTCCTTGGCGCGTCGAAGAATGACTTCAGCTGCGCAAGTTGTGACGGGCTGACAGACGACTTAACAGTTGAAACCAAGTTCTCTGCTTTTGCTACCAAGCCAGGACTAATCTTGACTGGTTTGCGTTCAACCATCTGATAGAGGACTGGTTTGGGGATATACTCGACGCAAACGTTAAACTCGAAGGTGAGTGTCACGGTCCCGTCAGCTGGAAAACCAGCTGCATATCCCTGTATAACTGGCTAAGTCTGTAAGTCAAGCTCCGGACGAGGAGGGTCATTCCTATTCTGCACAGTCATGTGCAGATCTGAGAAATCCGCCGGGGCATATACCATCCTTAAGTATGCCTCTTCTCCGGAAGAGAAGTTAGTTTCATCCTTATAAGTTGCATTCAATACTGAGAGTTTGGATATATGAGTGGCGAACCGATCTGATAATCCATATATCCGTGATTGGAGGCCGTAGCCTGCACGATCGACTAGACGTTGCGTTTGGGTAACAGTGAGCGATGCTCCGACAATTCGCATTGCCGCAACCGAGTCGAAACTGAAGTTCGGGAAAAGCAACTCTCTACTCATAGAGACACCAGTTGCATCGATAACATCTGTGGTAGATGGAATACTTGCATCTGGCACCCCAATATAGAAAGGTGCATGTTGTCCCGGCTAGTATTGACTGTTTGTGAGAGCTTCTGGAATGAACGACCAACCGACAGTGCCATTTCCGGTAGCAGGAATATTAAAAGATTGAATACTTACAGCTCGAGAAATGGCAGTTGGTACTGGGCATAAAAATGGTATTCTGGCAAGACAAATTTCAGGGTACAATAATGTTTGTGCATATTCATGTTTTGATGACTCGAAATGATCTAAAGCCATTTGCAAGTCATGTTGAAAGTTGTCATGCTGATGCTTCGGGTGTCTCATGCGGACATGTCTCTACATCCCTTGCCTGGTGTCAGCACCGACACGTTGAGTAGCTAAAGCAACATTCTCCGTGGGCCTTAGTCCATTATCGGTGTGCTCCTTGAGGATAGGTTTCGGCTAATTTTTAGTCGTTGTCTAGGCCTTCTTAGCAGTTTTTACTTTGCTAGATTGTCCACGTTGTTGTTGAAGTTTGTTTTTGTTGGATTTAGTTTTCTTCATCTTTGTTTGGAATACCTATAGCTTTTGCATTTGAAAAATCTGCGTCAGCGATTTCTAACTAAGTCTGTGGGTCAATGTGTGGATGATACGTTAATGATTTTCCACCGGTAGCTTTATAGATCCTACTAAGATATTCAATTGGTGGATTGTTAACTTTTGCAAAGTCCATTTTATAGGAGTCTTCTTTCTGAAGTTTAAAATCATTCATGTATTTTTTCCCTGGGACTTTCATCGGCTATTTTGAGCGTTTTTCTTTTAATGATTTGTAGCCGAAAGTATTAAGATACTCACTAATCTGTAAATTGACAAGGTAGTTAACTTCTTCTATGGGAATTTTTGAAGAAGTTACACAGCCAGTGGCAGCAACTCTTTCGAGCATCCTAACACAACTATTATACTCAAGATCTATAATTTTAGAAAGGAAGCAAATCAAATCTGTATCATATGTTGGTTCTGTATCGATCAAGAGACCAAGACCATGGTCGCCTGGTTCAGGTGTTCTCTTAGTTAGTTTTCCGATTCTCTGGCGGACTTCAGCCAAGTTTGTCATGTGGATTGTCGTTGCGCCGTCATCTCCTCCTGCGAATGATCTAGCTGGTATGTTTTCTGTTAAGAGGAGTTGGTAACCGATATTATATAGCGTGTTCCCGAGAGTTGTCCTTGGTCCAAATCCTGACGGGACAGTTCCGTGTAATCGGCATGAAAAAGTCGGCCTACCTTTAGAATCTTTATAGGTAACGTCAAGGACAGTCTGAGTTATGAATTTCTTGGTTACATTCAAGGTATTGTCGTCATATCCATTCATTCTCAAGACTTCCTCGATCTGGTCAATAAACCACAAGATAATCGGGTTGTCAAAATTTTCTAATATTCTTTGGCTTCGATGTGCATCAAATTTTGCAAAATCAGTAGAGATATGAACGAGCTTTCCATCTGGCATTTCGTTAATTGAGTTTTGGAATAGGCTCAGCAAGGATTCGGAATTTTGGCCATGGACGAAGGTTGGTTTGTTAGGTTGTGAATACACATTACGTTTCTGTCCTTCTTTGATACATTCAGTGAATAGGGCGGCTATATAATTCGCATACAAATTATAAAATGGCTTATATCCTTGTTTTACTTTCTTAGATGCATTGTTTGACAATCCTAATGATTTATTCTTAACATGAACGACTGTCGAGTTTATTATCCTGGGTTTCATAACATCATTTGCATATTTTGGTTCAGCTATGGAATCTTTTTGAAAGCATTCTGATGATAAAATTAAATCTTTAATAGTAAATCCATATTTGTTATGCAATTCTTGAACTTTATACAAACTTTTCTTTTTATTAGTATCTGGTTGTCTTTCAATATAATCCTTAATTTTTAACCGTCTTGACACATCTTCAATAACTGCTGGGGTGATCAATTCTTTCAACCAAGCCTGCACTGTTGATTTAGCTTTAATAACAACGTTAATATCTGCGTCAAATTGTGCAGCCCCGCTTCTTTTTGTCAAGGCTTCAAGTGCCTCTTTGGCACTCGTGTTTACGAACTTCACTCCGCCAAATAAACCATTCTTTTGATGTCGTTTGGGCTTTGGCTTTATCCTTCGGTAAATTTCTTCAAATGTCTTTTTCGAGACTTGGACTACTCTGTTATTAGTTAAGTCGGCTGAGATTTTTGGATCTGGAGCTTCAGATGGGTCTATCTGAATTTCTTCTGGTGTAAGATCAAGTGGTGGGAGATTTATTATTGGAACATAAAATCTGAGGCCTTTAATGCAACTTTGGTGAGGGTTTTCTTTTAACTCTGATGGAAGGAATTGTACGCCGTCTTTCTTCTCCGATTGTATATATGCGTCAACATCATCTGGGCCAGCAGTTATGGCCGAGATTGGAAGGTCATTTGTTGTTAAGCCTTTAACGTCGTGATCCTTCATTTCTTCTGCGATATCGCTAGTTTTATTCCAAGTTTTGCTCCAAAGTTCATCTATTTCTTTATCAACACGCAATTCTTCAAGGCGTTTTTCTTCTTGTTCACTTATTTTTTCAGTCAATATGGGTTTCTCATCCCCGATGAAGATGGGGCTGTCATCATCAACTGCATACATATCCTGTTTCCAATAAGGGCAATTTAGCTCTTGATCGTTATATACATGTTCGGCATATTTTGCGTATCTATCGGGCAATTTTCTTTTGATTTCTGACAGATCAAGAGTTTTCTCATGTTGACCGTCAATTTCCCTGCTGTTTTCTTGTTGATCTGGGACATCTTGACGATCTGATTTATCGTGTTGGTCATCTCCATTTTTGTCATTATCTGAGTTATTTTGGCAATTCTGATCTTCTGTTTTTCCATTTCCTTCTTTGTGATTTTGTTGCTTGTCATCTGATTCTTCAGCATCTTTTTCTGAGTTCGAGTTGCCTTCTGTTGAGATTTTGTCTTCATCTATTTTGTCTTTAACTTGCCGGTATTTGAGAAAGTAATTTTTGAGAGAACCAAATTGTTTAATATTATGATCGATAATGTTTATGGCGTCTTCAAAAGTTTTCTCAAAATGTGCAACATTTCGTTTGTTATTCTATTTGATTTCCGGCAAATAAAGGCATACTTCTTTAGAATAGTCAAGTCGGGTTGCTATTGATTTAATTGGGCCGGTCCATTGTTGTTTTTCTGGTACAAAATAGGTCCACCATTTTACTTTTCCTGACATTTGAAAATCTGCATTACCAATGCATTCATTTAAGAAACTATTGGCTGATTTGTTATATGATCTATGTACATCATTGTTTTCATTGATGGTGAAATCTAATTTTGAATTCCGGAAGGCAATCATTTTATCTATGGAATTGGTGTAACTAAGCGACTGCAATAGCAACTTATTCATGAAATCAATTAATCGGTAGTTATCGTTAATTTGGCTATTGATTCCATTTTTGAGGGCAATTTGAAGTTTGTTGGTCATTTCTTTCATGCTTCTTACCAAATTCTTAAAACAATCTAAACACTTAGCGTCAGCTAAGATTACATCAATCGGCTAGCCAGACTTGTCTTCAAAAGAACGTGGAGTCGTTATTTTCCAGAGCTGAATAAGAATTTTTTGTGAATAAAGTACTTTTTCGATAAACTCAAAACAATTAAGAATGAGCGCATCGAAATCACAATTCAACTACTTCAATAATTCATCAGTGATCTTTTTAAAATCAAATCCGGTTGGGCCAAGGTCATGGCTAGGTAGCGAATAACCTTCATAAGTTTGAACTGTGTTTGCGTGCAAACAAAGGACGTCTTGCATGTTTTCAAGGTTATAGTCTAAATTTTTATTCTCATCTTTGTCTTTTCCGGTTTCAATCATTTGGTAGACTGAATCTGGAAGTGCTTTAAGCTTACTACCAATTGATTTCCACGAGAAAAGGTGGGCAGATGAGTCTCTCCTCATTGCTAGTATCAATTCGTCATTAATAGGGAGTAACAATTTTTCACGAAGGAAGAAATCTAATGTATTCATCCCTGGGGTCCAATCAATTTCGAAGTATCCATTGGCTGCTAAATCTTTGATACTGTATTTCTTTTTATCAACATCGATGTATTTCCTCGAATCAGGGTATTGTAGTTCGTTATTAACAAGAGTTATTGAATAAACAATCGCAAGTTTAAGTTGGTCGAAAAAAGTAGGCATCTCATATTTCTTTTCAAAAGATTTTGTTTCTGAATTGCATGGATAATAGTTTGGCAGGAAGCCATTATCTTTTGATTTCAGGTATTTCATATTGTTATCAATGTCTAATTTTGTAATTGGCTATATGGTTGGATATTTCCAATAGCTAAATTGGCGGCTATGGCAGTTCATAATTATAGGTCTATGATCAGTAATTTCGCCTCCTGCACGGTTCTTTGTATAATATTTCTTCTCTAATTTAGCATTAATGATGCACGGGACTAATTGTTTTTGTCGTATAAATATTTTGAGAGTCTCTTCATAAAGCATCCTTACCATGCCGATACCTGTTTTCTTTTTAGTTTGAACAGATAGAGTATGTCCACATAATTTAGCCTTGTTGACTTGCTTTGCTCCTTCAGATAAGCAAACTGCTTTACCTTGGTGTTTAAAAGCTAACCATTCGTCAGGTTTTGCTCCATTTGCGGTTATTACGTCACGGGTGCAGATTGACTGGTTGCTAATACTGCTACTTGACGTTTCACATGACGTTAAGTTTGCGCTCACAGCTTTTGAGCGGAAAATTCTTGTTTTTGCTTCATCGTTCTGTATAACGTCAACATATACTGGGGTCTTTGAGTCATTGTCAGTTGTCAATTGGACAAGTTCTAAGTCGAAATAATTACTATTGACAATACCAACATTGTAGCACATCCTAGCAAGTTCTTTTGGGGTAATACCGCAGGCTTCACGCTAAGTTAGCTGTTGTGACATTGGGTATAAATTAACTGAATGTCTGTAAGCGATTTTTGTTTCTGACGGGCCATCTCTAAGAGTTGTTTCGAGTATTGGCAGAGCACCGTCACCTCGAGGATGTGTAATTTTTAAGCGTGCTTCGAAATTGGTGGTTAAATTGCCATTCAGTGGATTGGATAATTCGAATAATGTTACTTCATCTTTATTGAGGAGGTCTTTGTCATATTGGTTGTACTGCATAAACAGTGGCTATTGTTTTTGGCGGCAGTTGGCAACACATATGACCCACCTAGCGAGTTGTTGATAATATGGAATGCTATCTAGGGCCAATAGGCAAGTGTCTTGATTTAACGGTATGGAAATTTGGTTGTTTTTATCATTTAATTGTTCAATGACCAATACATCTTCGGCAAAGGCTTTAACATGCTGGGTTATTGGCTTGAGGCCATCGCATTGTAAGTGGCCATGAGATTTAGTCAAAGGGTATATATTATAGCAGGTGCGTATATGCTTATGATCTTCAGCTATTTCAACAAGGAATTTCGCACCGCTCCGCTTGTGTATAAATATCGGTGTATTTGCTTCAACGTAGTTCTTCTTGGAGTGTGGGCCAATGGTCTCAAAATTGTAAATAGTGGTTTCAGCAAGTATTTTTGTCCACAATTCATTGGAAAGATTAAACCTTGAGTTTAGTTGGGGCAGCTGGCCTCCAAGATTTATAATATAGCGATATTTGAGGGCTTCTCTTACAGCATAAAATTGAGTTAATGTGCGGATAGAATCAAGCGTTGGATGGCCGTAAAGGTAATCTTTCGGTTCAACATTAGTGAAATCAATCTGCCTGAAGATAGGGGATGGGTTTTCGTTTATTAAAGCGTTCATCGATTCGTTTGAATTAGCGGTAACCATATGCATAAGAATTGGAAATTCATTTTCACCTTTTTTGGTATAGATAACTTTCGCTTTAGAGCAGTCATCCATTTTGCCTGCGATAGCTCTAATTATTGTTGTTGGATAAACCATGCTTTTGATGTGAGCTATTTCACTTGATAAGAATTGGGTATATTTTGAGTTCTTAATTTGTTCTGGCAATATGCTATGGAGATCATTTTCATCATATAATTGTTTCCAAGTCTGTCTCTCATTGTCAAATTGGTGAAATTTAAAGTAATGGAACCCACTAATTTTATGGCCATGCGAACCCGTCGAAAAATCTTTTCTAATTTCAATGCCTACGTGTCCGCATTCCTTTGTGAAAAATCTCTTAAGAGTTTGAGCATAAATTAGTGACCATTCACGATTTTGTTGAAATTTTTCTTTTATTTTGGTCATCTTCACTGGTATTTCGTATTCAATGACGTTTTCTTCATATTGGATCGTCCTATATTCATTTCCGAGTGAAGGTCTCCATGGTATCTTCTCTGATACAAACATCATCCCTCTATCTGGAAAACATGATTCGTATTCCCTAACATCTTGGCAAATTCCAGTTAAGAATTGAAGCCTATGTTCAATGCTTTTGATCATTGCATCATCCGTTAAATTCTCTTTATTTGTGCAGCATATAGCATTCTCCATACTTTTTAGATTGTTATTAACATTCGGTCTAAAGTTATGAGCATTGACCAAGTTTCTGAAGAATTCTATTGACTTATTAGTCATAGTTTTGTTAAAGCCACGAGCCACGACTTTATCCAACCAAGACTATTGGTCAAAGATTGATTCTTGTAGTTGCCTAGCTCGGTCTGTATGTGTTATGAACAGATAGTAAGCTAGAGCACAGAGTGTATTAGTTCCGTCCCTGACAGAAGCTATTGTCGAATTTCTGTGATCGAATTTGAGGTTTGGGGTTTGGGGTTTC